CAAATACGCTGATCCAATCTTTGCTTAATGTCCTTTCTTTATTCGTTATTACTTTTGATTATGCCACTCACACACATTGAACATCCAGAAGATACGATCCTTACAGGGGATCTATCCGCTCTTGAGTGCATGGGCAGTAAAGGTAATCTATCAGCAAAAATTGATGGGTCGCCCGCTGTCGTATGGGGAAACGATCCGAAAGATGGTCGTTTTTTCGTTGGTACGAAGTCCGTTTTTAATAAGCGTAATCCAAAGTTAATGAAGTCGTATGATGACATAGACGCAAATTATGAAGGTGCATTACATGAAATACTTACAGCGTGTTTCCGTTGGTTGCCTTCCAGAGATAAAAGCATATATCAGGGGGATTTTATTGGTTTCGGTGGCAGTAATACATGGACACCCAACACCCTAACTTATACTATCCCCACAGTGGCAAGTGAGCAGATCGTAATTGCACCGCATACAGAATACTATGAGAACAGACCGTACCCACTACATAATAATCTATCAGACAGAAGCGGGTTTGTCAAGTTCATTCGCCCAGAGGTTGCAGAAGGGGATCTATGTGAACTTCGCTCCCTGATCCAGTTTGCCCAGATATTCGCAAAGACAGTTGACTTTTTAGAAGATGATAAAGAGGTAGCAGCACTTAAGAAGGAATTAAATTCGTATATTCGTGAAGGTAAAGAGATAAAACCACAGGAGTTTGCTAATAGTCGCTTGGTGTTCTTATGGAAATTAATATCATCTCTGAAGGAAGATTATATGGACACTTGTAAAGTAGATGATGAATTACAGGCAACGCTACACGGGGAACAGCATGAAGGCGAAGGGTTTGTAAAGTTTAATGAGTGGGGACATATCAAATTAGTGAGGAGGGGTTCGTTCAGTTATGCAAACTTTAACAACCCTCGGTTCGTTCGTTCGTGAATCAGCAGCGGTATATATAATTTTCAAGGTACCGTTAGTCTACAAAGTGTTACGAAAGCGAGTTAAATCTAACCCTTGACTTTCAAAAATTTTCCCGCTACTATATAATCTGATAAAGGTTGATAGTCATTATGAAAAAATTTTCTGGTAAAATTTTTAGCACAGTAGAGATTGATCCAGTAAGCGACGAGTACATTACCAAAATTCCAGAATCCATTATTAATGAAATGGCATGGTATGAGGACACTGAACTAGAGTGGACGTTTGACGGTGATGCCCTAATTATCAAAGAAAAGGAAGATGACGACTAACACAGAAACAAAGTCTTATCACATATACATTGAGGATAAATGTATATTCAAAAATTTAAATCAAAGCGAGTTTGAATTAATTTGGAGTAAATTATATACATCTTACCATACAGAAGATATTACATACTCGGAGGTTACAGATACGGATATTACACATGAACATTCTTATTGACATTGTATAGATAATGTTGTATGATATGAATGTAATTAAAAATCATTATGGCCAAAGGATTTACAGTTAAAGCAAAGACCCCAAAGAAAACACAAAAAGCCCCAGAGTGGGACTACGATAAAGCAAAAGAAATTATGAGAGGAAAGACAGTAGTGTTCTGTCTACCTGGTAGAGGAGTTTCATATACATTTCTAAAAAGTTTTGTACAGTTATGTTTTGATCTCGTACAAAACGGATCAAGTATACAGATATCACAAGATTATTCATCAATGGTAAATTTCGCCCGATGTAAATGTCTGGGTGCTAACGTTCTTCGAGGACCTGATCAATTACCTTGGGATGGTAAGTTAAACTATGACTATCAGTTATGGATTGACTCTGATATTGTTTTCAACTCTGAAAAGTTCTATCAGATTGTATTAATGGAAAAAGATATCGCAGCAGGATGGTATTGTACAGAAGATGGTAAGACAACTTCAGTTGCACACTGGTTAGAGGAAGAAGACTTCCGTGCAAGTGGTGGTGTGATGAATCATGAAACAATTGAAAGTATCAGTAAGAGAAAGAAACCATTCACAGTAGACTATACAGGTTTTGGTTGGTTACTGATTAAGAAAGGTGTCTTTGAGCACAACGAAATCAAGTATCCGTGGTTCGCACCCAAGATGCAAGTATTTGAATCTGGCGAAGTACAGGATATGTGTGGCGAAGACGTATCTTTCTGTCTTGATGCCAAGGAAGCAGGATTTGAAATATGGTGCGATCCTCGTGTACGTGTCGGTCATGAGAAGACTAGAGTGATTTAATGGATCGCTACTACATCACGATAGATGGTAGAGGTGGATTTGATAACCTTTCGGAATCACAATATTTTGATATTATGAACGACTTGGCAATCGAATTCTACCGCACAGGTTTTCCAAGACCTGATCAAATACACACAGAAATTAAAAAAGAGAATTATGGCAACTAGATTTGCAATGACTGGTACGACCATTGAGTCAAAACCGAAAAAAACTCGTCAAGGTCGGGGAAAGCACTCGAAATACTCGGCAACGTCCCGTAACTCGGCTCGTAAAAGGTATAGAGGGCAGGGAAAGTGAACTGTTGGCACTGCGGAACTCAATTGATATGGGGTGCCGATCACGATATGGAAGATATAAATGATGGAGAGGAGTCTGAATATGACTTCTTTTCTAATTTTACCTGTCCTAAATGTAAATCATACGTAGAAGTTTTTCATCATAGATAATGTCTTGTTTAATTGCGAACCTACCTTCTTATGAGGTATGGGTAAGAAAAGAATACTTAACCGACCATCAGAGTGGTCATGGCGAATTTGTAAAAGGAGTATGGGTATCTGCGAAAAGTATACCTGGTAGGGCATTTTACTTTGAGACCTACTTACCAGAGTATGCTGCAATGTTTGATAAACTGCCGATTTCAGCGTTTTGCTCGGATCCAGAGACACCAACACCTGATATGACACTTCATAATCTTCAGTTTTGGAACTGTATGGACTATGGAGTCGTTGCAGTACAGAAGCAATTCATCGGTTCGATGCACTATGAGGTGATGACAAGAGACTTTGGAACGCAAACTGGTACTTATATCTGTACTTTAGATAACTATCATCAAGATGTGGACGCAGTTGACTACTCTACAAGCGAACAACCTGCCGAACATAAGTCTCATAACCTACTTGAACTCGATAATGGGCAGTTTTGCCTCTATCCAAACAACAGAATGCGTATCTATGATAACAGTTTGACTCCAGAAACACCTAAAGTGCCTGATTTCAAAGTTTCAACAGTTTATTATCAAGTTGAGAACGGTCATGATCGTGATGGATTGGGTTCAGAAGAGAATTATTTCTGGCAAACAGCAAAAGAAAGGGCAATTGACATGAATGTAGGTGCTGGAAACACTGCTTTTGACATAAATTTGGGTTAAAAATAATTTTTAGTTGAAACTGACATAAATAAAACAAGAAAACTCATATTCTGATGGCAGTTACACGAATATCTCAAGGATTTAAGGATATTAGTCTGTCTTTTGAACCTCATCCAGTAACAAAAGACATTACTATAATCAAAAATGAGAACGCAATCAAGCGTTCGATAAGAAATTTAGTGCAAACTATTCCCACAGAGCGATTTTTTCAACCAATTATTGGTTCAGGTGTTCGAGAGAGTCTATTTGACTTTGTAGATTTCGGAACAGCATCAGTAATTCAGAAAGAAATCGAAACTGTGATTGAAAACTTTGAACCAAGAGTCGATAATGTCAATGTGGAGGCAATTGCTCGTCCAGATGACAACGAATTCGAGGTAAATGTCTATTTTAACATCGTTGGAAGTGAGTTCCCGACCCAAGAATACACATTTATGCTAGAAGCAACAAGGTAATATGCCTTTTACCAAATTTTCAAACCTAGATTTCGATCAAATTAAGACATCGATCAAAGATTACATCCGTTCAAGTTCAGATTTTACTGATTTTGACTTTGAGGGATCAAATTTATCTGTTTTAATTGATACTTTAGCATATAATACGTATATTACGGCTTTTAATTCAAATATGGTCGTAAATGAGTCATTTTTAGACTCTGCAGTTTTAAGAGAGAACGTAGTTTCGCTTGCAAGAAATATAGGTTATGTACCACGCTCCAGAACCGCTGCAAAAGCAGATATTACATTTCCAGTATCAATCAATACCACTACATATGACACCGCTACAGTGACCTTAAAGGCAGGTTTAGTGTGTTTAGCAAGTTCAGTCGAAGATTCATATACTTTTTCAATTTCTGAAGATATTACAACTACAGTTGTCAATGGAGTTGCAACTTTTGGTACTTCTGATGCTCCAGTTTCAGTTTATCAAGGAACTTATGTACAACAAACGTTTGTAGTTGATGGATCATTAGATCAAAGATTCATTATTGATAATGCTTTTGTGGATAGTTCTACAATTGTTGTTTATGTAAAGGGTTCATCTGATGCAGGACGAGGATTACAATATTCCAAGGTAGATAATATTGTTGGTGTAACAGGAACTTCATTAACTTACTTAATTCAAGAAGTTCAAGATCAAAGATATGAATTATTATTCGGAGATGGTGTTTTTGGTAAAAAATTAGAAAATGATACCGAAATTACTGTTGGTTATATTATTACCGATGGGAAAGATGGAAATGGTCCTTCTAATTTTTCATATTCAGGAACAATTACAGATTCTCTTGAAAATATCATACCTCCTTCTTCACTTCCTTTAATTACAACAGTCTCAAAGGCATCTAATGGTGGTGAAATCGAATCTATTGACTCTGTTAAGTATTTTGCTCCTAGACTTTACTCGGCACAGTATAGAGCAGTTACAGGAAGAGATTATGAAGCAATAATTCAAAATATTTACCCAAACACTGAAAGTGTTTCTGTTGTTGGAGGAGAAGAATTAGATCCACCAGAATTTGGAACAGTATTAATTACAATCAAACCAAAAAATGGTGATTATGTATCTGATTTTGATAAACAACTCATTTTAGCAGATTTAAAGAATTATTCACTTGCAGGAATCAATCAAAAAATACTTGATCTTAAATTACTTTATGTTGAACTTGAATCTTTTGTATATTATGATGCATCAAAAGTTAGTAACGTAAATGCACTGAAAACAAGAATTACAGAAGGTCTTACAACATATTCTAAATCAACTGATGTAAATAAATTTGGTGGTAGATTTAAATATAGTAAGGCATTGAATATTATTGATGATATTGATACTGCAATCACTTCAAACATCACAAGAGTTAAAATAAGAAGAAATTTAAGAGCAGTTTTAAATTCATTTGCTCAATATGAACTTTGTTTTGGTAATAAATTTAGAATCAATCAAGAAGGTAAAAATATTAAGAGTACTGGATTTACTATTGAAGGTGAAAATGAAATAGTATATATTACTGATATTCCAAATAAAAATTCAAGTGGTAATCTTGATGGATCAGGAAAAGGTGTTTTATCAATTATAAGAGAGGACTCATTAAAAAATGTTGTAGTTGTAGTTAAGTCTGCTGGAACTGTTGACTATACTCACGGTGAAATTACACTTACTACTGTTAATATCACATCTACAGTACAGGAAAATAACGTAATTGAAATGCAAGCATTCCCAGATTCAAATGATGTTGTTGGATTGAAGGATTTATATCTCGATTTTAGCATCTCCAGTACTACCATAAATATGGTTAAGGATACAATTACATCAGGTGAACAAATATCAGGTGTAGGGTTCAAGGTCACTTCCAGTTATTCAAACGGAGCATTAACAAGGTAATATGATTACTACTGGTATTGATGCGAGGGTACAGATACAACAAATATTAGAAAATCAACTTCCCGAATTTCTTTTATCTGAAAACCCTAAAGCAGTAGAATTTTTAAAACAATACTACATCTCTCAAGAGCATAGAGGTGGGCCGACTGATCTTGTCGATAATTTAGATCAATATTTAAAATTAGATAATTTAACACCCGAAGTTATTGTTGGAATCACATCTTTAAGTGTTGGGATTGGTACCACTGCTGCATTAAATTCTGTTAATGTATCAAGTACAAAGGGATTTCCAGATAAAAATGGTTTATTTAAGATAAATGATGAAATATTTACATATACTGGATTAACTACCAATACATTTACAGGAGTCACTCGTGGATTTAGTGGTATTACTTCATATAGAGCAGATAATTCTCCAAATGAATTAGTATTTTCACAATCTACACCTTCTACTCATGCAGGTGATTCTACTGTTATAAATTTAAGTTCTCATTTTTTAAAGGAATTTTATAATAAAATAAAGTTTACTCTTACACCAGGATTAGAAGATACAAGTTTTGTGTCCAATCTTGATGTAAGTAATTTTATAAAAGAGTCAACATCACTATACAGATCAAAAGGAACTGAAGAATCTTTCAAAATACTGTTTGGTTCCTTATATGGAGTTGATCCAAAGATTGTAGATCTTGAAGATTACTTGCTTAAACCTTCCACTGCAGAATTTACTCGAAGAGAAGTTTTAGTTGTTGAAAGAATATCTGGTGATCCAAATAAACTAGTAGGACAAACTGTTAGAAAATCAACTGATGTTAGAACACAAGGTTCTGTATCAGAAGTTGAAATATTCAGCAGATCCTTTGGTAGGACTGGGATTAGCACATATTATAAATTAAATTTATTTGTAGGATATAATGATGAATCTCTTATTGAAGGTACATTTACAGTACCAGGTAAGACAAAGGTAATTGGTAATGTATCAGTTGGTTCATCTGTAATTACTGTTGATTCAACTGTAGGATTTGGAACAACAGGTACATTTATATGTGGAGTTAATACTGCTGTAAATTATACTGAAAAGACTGTTAACCAATTCCTAAACTGCGACGGAATTACAACACAAATTTATTCAACTGATAATTTGAGATCTGATGAATTTATTTTTGGATATGAAAATGGTGATATAAGCAAAAAAGTAGAAATGAGAATAACAGGTGTTATTAATGATTTTGTTCCAATATTAAACACAAATAAATCTTCCATCGGTGAAAAAATTAGTGTTAGAAATCTTGGAGAGAGTATACCTAATCCATCAGTAAATAAAACATATAAAGAAATATTTGCAAATTCGTGGATTTACAATACATCATCCACTTTTGAAATAGATAAAATAAATGGAACATCATTTACATTAAAATCAGATACTGATAAATCAAGTTTAAAAATAGGTGATAATGTAGAAATAATTCTTCGTAAACAATATTCAATAAGTGCTACTGGTGTAATAGGTGATATTGATGTATCAAATACAAAACAAATTACAGTAAACAATCTCACCTTTGTTGGTATAACTACACAAGGTTTCCTTGAAACAGAAATACATGATTTAAGAAGAGTTTTAAATAAAGCGACTAGTACTGTAACTCCAATTCAATATGGTAATAATGTTGTTACAACTGATGTTCAGAATGTATATAATGAACTTGATGATAATTTTTATGTGGCATCTAACTCTTTACCATCTTATAATATAAACGTAGGAACATCAAAAACTTTCATATCGCAAGCAAAGGGGACACAAAATAATGGAACTCAATTACAACAATTTAATGCTGCGACTTCCAAATATCAAATTATATCATTTCCAGGTCCTGTTCCATTTTTAACTGGTGATGAAATTGTTTACACATCAGGTATCTCAACAGACCCAATTCAGGGTTTAGAATCAGGTAACACATATAATGTAAAGGTTTTAGGTAATACTAACCAAATTAAAATATATAAATCACTTTCGTTTATTGTAGGTGATGATTTTGTAGAAATTACAGAACCACTTGGACTTGGTGCTAATGCTACTCATACTTTTGAATTAGCAACTCAAGCAAATAAGAACATAGGACCTGAAAAGGTTTTAAAGAAATTTCCTATAGGACAAGATGTTAGATCTGGAGATGGTGTAAAGACAAATCCTGGTTCTGTTGGAATGTTAAAAAATGGTGTTGAGATATTAAGTTATAAGAGTGAAGATAAAATATTTTTTGGATCTATAACCAATTTAAACGTCTTAAACACTGGTTTTAATTATGATGTGATCAATCCACCTACGATTGATTTAACAGATCCTCCAGTCGGTATTGGGACTGGTACAAAGGCATTGATTCAACCTGTTGTTTCTGGAGAAGTTACAAATATAGTTGTAGACCCACAAGAGTTTGATTTAATTGATGTGAAGTCAATTACTATAACTGGTGGTAATGGTGAAGGAGCAGTTTTCCAACCATTTTTAACTCAAAGATATAGAGAAATAAGTTTTGATGCTCGCCAATCATATTTACCTGGTGATGGTGGAGTTGATATTCAACATGATCAACTTGAGTTTATTAGAGAGCATAACTTACACAACGGACAAGCATTAGTTTATGATCGTAATGGTAATGCAGAATTAGGAATTGGAACAACTGGTGGAGGATTTGGAGGATCTGATACAGATTCAGGAAGAACATTAAAAGATGGTAGTGTATATTACCCACAGGTTGTTGGTTTAAGTTCAATAAGACTTTATGAAACTGTTTCTGATTTCCAAGCAGGTATTAATACAGTTGGATTCACAACAATATCTACAAATGGTATTCATAAATTTAGAATGTATGAACCACAAAATACTCTAAATTCAGTAAAAGTTTTAAATTCTGGTAGTGGTTATACAAACAGACAATTAATAGTAAAACCATCTAATGTATCTACAATTGATAATACAATTACTTTTGAAAATCATGGATTTAAAAATGGTGAAAAAATAATATATTCAAGCACTGGATCACTTGTAACAGGATTATCAACTACAATTCAATATCAAATTATTGAAATTGATGATAATACTTTTAGACTTGCAGATGCTGGAGTTGGTGGAACTATAACTACAAACTATACAAGAAAAGAATATGTAAAAATTACTGGTATTGGAACTGGTTCACACACATTTAAATATCCATCAATACAGTTAAATGTAGAAGTTGAGTATGTGGGAGTTTCTACAGGTCCTACAGGAATCAATACTACTCCAGTTGGTATTCTTACAGTAACACCTCTTATTAGAGGTACTATTGATCAGACTTATGTTTATGAAGGTGGTGCAGGATATGGATCAACTGTTCTTAACTTTGAGAGAAAACCACTTGTTACTATTAAAAATGGTAAGAAGGCTGAACTAAAACCAATTATTGCAAATGGTAAAATCATCACTGTTCAGGTACAAAAAGGTGGTGAAGAATATAATGCTGCTCCAGATTTAGAAGTTGTTGGTTTTGGAACCGCAATCGGTGCAAAATTAAGAGCAGTGGTTGAAAATGGTGAAATTGTAAACGTTGTCGTTATAAAATCTGGTATTGGATATGCTACTACCAATACATCAATTAAAGTTACTGCACCTGGTTCTGGTGTTATTTTAGAACCAGATGTAAGAGGATTATCAGTAAGTAGATTTGATAGATTTGGTGATGAATTATTAACCGAATCAGAAAATGCCACAGATCAACTTCGTTATAGTCTTGTTGGATATCCTGCAAATGTCAGAGTTGCTTTAGGAGATACTGGAGCATCACATTCTCCTATTATTGGTTGGGCATATGATGGAAATCCAATTTATGGTTCATATGGATATACAACCTCAAATGATGAGAATTCTACTATCGGAATTATAACTTCAAGTTATAAATCTAATGCTGCAAATATTGTTGATAGACCAGTTGGATTTTCAACAGGATTTTTTGTTGAAGATTATGCATTTGATGCATCTGGTGATTTAGATGAAAGTAATGGTAGATATTGTAAGACACCTGATTTTCCAAATGGAATATATGCATACTTTGCTTCTATAGGAGTTAATCCATCTAATAATGTTGTTGAAACTACATTCCCTTATTTTATTGGAGATGTTTATAGATCAAATCCTATCGATGAAAATTTCTCAATCAATCAAGAAAACTTTGAATTTAATTCATCAGATTTAATTAGAAATACCTTCCCTTACGGACTTGCTGACAATTTTGCTGATAATGATTTTATTGTTGAATCGAATGAGTTAGTAGAACAAACAGCAGAGATAGAATCAACAACTAAAGGTAATGTTACATCATTTAGTGTTGTAAGTCCTGGTATTGGTTATACTGTTGGAGAGGGAGTTTTATTTGATAATACGGATACCGAGGGTAATGGTCTTAATGGGGAAATTGGTAGAATTACTGGTAAATCAATTATTGATATTAATACTACAATAAGTACATATCAAGATGTAGTATTTGTTTGGAACAGTCCAAATCAAATATCTGGATACATATCAACATCACATACTTTAAATCAAAATGATAACGTTGTTGTATCTGGTGTATCAACTTACATTAAAAATCTAACTAATTCTCATAATATTGGAGTTGAAACTGCAAGAACTGTTTTATATAAGGACATTCCTACAAATAATACTGCTGGTATTGTAACTGATATATTTGTATCAAGTATTCCAAATAATGTTTCTGTTGGTAGTAGTATTGGTATAGGAACTGAAAAATTCTTGGTTCTACAGAAATTTGATGATAGAGGTGTTTTAAGAGTTAAAAGAGGTGTAACTGGTTCTGCTCATACAACATCAACTTTAGTTGAATTAATTCCTAGTTTCTTCTCATTACCAGTAAAGAGTGATTACTTTGATTCTAAAGTAAATGATAAAGTATATTTCAATCCAGTAAGTTCTGTTGGTGTAAGTACAAACGTTGGAATTGGTACAACATTAAGTTATACTGTCGGTGAAGTTGAAACTATAATTGATGCACAAGCTCAAAGCATATACTTACCTAATCATCCGTTCAAAACAAGTCAAGAAGTTACATTCACAAAATTAGGACCACAGAATGCAATAACTGTATCTAATACTTCTGGTGGTGCTCAATTTAATATTCCATTACTTGGAAATACCCAAACTCTTTATATAATCAATAAATCAAAAGATTATATTGGTCTTACCACCCAAAGAGAGTTAGCATCAACTAGTGGTGGTCTTTTGTTTGTTTATAATGGATCTGATAATAATGAATATCTTTTAGAATCTAATTTTACTCAAGTTACTGCAAAAACACAAAAGATTACATCAAAAGTAGCAGTTTCAACCTCACATGGTTTACTTAATAATGATGTTATTAATTTAACAGTAAGTCCTAATCAATCAGGAGTAACTACAGTTAAATATGATGCATCTTCAAATAAATTATTAATTAATCCAATTTCATTTACAAATTCATCAGTAAGAACTAATGATTTGAATTTAAGTAAGCACAAATTTAAAACAGGTGAAAAGGTATTCTATGATGGAAGTGCTGTTGGGTTGTCTACTGGATCTTACTATGTTTATAGAGTTGATGATGATATTATACAATTAGGAAAAACCAGATATGATGTTGTTACATTTCCACCAAACGTAGTTGCAATAACAACAAATACAGGTGGATCTGGACAAGAACTATCTAAAATTAATCCAGAAATAGAAGTCGTTAAAAATAATAATATTACATTTGATTTATCAGATAGTTCTTTAAATGACTATAACTTTAAACTTTTTTATGATAATGAATTTAATAATGAGTTTATATCTACAGGATCTACAGAAACATTTGCAGTAACTGGTGCAGGTACTACAAATCTTACATTAACTTATCAAAATACAAATCCTGTCGAATTATTCTATTCTATAGAAAAATCTGGGTTTATAAGCACATCTGATACTGATGTAAGTAATAGATCAAAAATATTATATGTTGATAGTGAATATGATTCATCATATTCTGTATTTGGTGTTGGAACAACTACCTTTAATGTTTCATTATCAGGAGAACCAGAATCTTTATCATATACAACTTCAAATATTGGTATTGGTACATTTAAATATTCCACATCATCTAAAAATACAACAGGTGGTGTAGACCATGTTAAATTAAACTTTGGTGGATATGGATATCAAACACTACCTGTATTTGTTAGTATGGCATCTACCACTGGATCTGGTGGACAAGTTATTCCGTTATCAAATAATATTAACCAAATAAAATCAGTTAAGATATTAGATCCTGGTTTTGAATATTCATCAGATAAAACTTTAAGACCTGAAGCATCAATATCACCATCAATTACAGTAAGAAATTCAAATCAAATTACTAAAATAGATGTTTTATATGGTGGAAGAAATTATCAAAGTGATCCAATTTTAGTAATAGTAGATCCTGAAACAAAACAAGTTGTCAATACAGGTGCTATAGAACCAGAAATAACAGGAAATTCAATAACAGATGTTAATATTATTTCTTTACCAAATGGGTTAAAACCATTAACTCACTCAATTTTTGCTACTAGCAATAGTAATGGATTCTCTATTCAAACTGTTGTTGGTCCTTCAACTACTAATATCACTGGAGTTGTAACATGTGCTTTAGTTACTCCAACACTAGGTTTTAGTAATAGTCCACCTCCTTTTGCTGTTGGAGATCAAATATACGTAGAAGGAATACAAAAATTTAGTTCAATTGGTGATGGATTTAATTCAGAGGATACTGGATTTAACTTCTTTACTATCAGCAAGTATACTGCACAAAATGCTCAAACAGGATTAGCAGAAGTAGAATTTGACTTAACAGAATTCACATCTAATACAGGTATTGCTGTAACAGATCAAAAGGGATTCGCATCGATTATTAAATATGATGATTATCCTCGTTTTGAAGTAACTCAAAATTCCTCACAATTTATAACAGGTGAAGAAGTTGTAGTATTGATTAATGGAGTTTATACATCTCAAGGATTAAGTGTTGCAGAAAGTGATGGAGAAAATCTTAAAGTATATGGAATTTACAGATTGTCTGTAAATGATACTCTAAAAGGTGTTTTAAGTGGAACCATTGCTACAATTAATACTCTAGTGAGAAACACTGGAAGATTTGATGTAGATTATTCTTTAGAGAAAAATAATGGTTGGTCTAATAATATTGGTAAGTTAAGTGAAGATTATCAGGTATTACCTGACAATGATTATTACCAGAATCTATCTTATAGTATAAAGAGTCCTATAGGATATGAAGAATTTGTAAATCCAGTTAACAGACTTGTTCATACTAGTGGATTAAAGAATTTTGCTGATACTGGAATCACAACATCAATTGGTGTTGGTAGAACGACTAACGAAAATATAAGTGTGATTGTTCGTGATTTGATTGATGAAAGAAGAGTTGATACAATCAATAATTTTGATTTAGTTCTTGATACAGACAGTCTTGCAAATAAATCTAGATTCTTAAAATTCAAAAATATTAAACTTTCTGATTATATTAATAACAAAACTAATAGAACTTTACAAATTGATGATATTAGTCCCCTATTTTCTAACTCTGAAGTTTCAACACAAGGATTTAGTCAATTAATTGTTCCTGAAGACTTTGCTAGATTTTTAGTACAACTAAAAAATCCAAATACAAATGAAAGTCAACTTACTGAACTTTTAGTTTATAGAGATAATAACGATACATTTACTCTTGAAAAGGGTAGTTTATTTACAGGATCAAATGAATTGGTATCTGTAACAGGTGACGAAACTGTTCTTAAATTTACACCAGCAGATATTTTCAATGATGATTTTGATATTAAAGTATTAAAGAGTTCTGTGATAAGCACTATTGCAGGAATTTCTACAAGATCTGTTGGATTTGTAAATTTAGTAAGTTCTAATAGAGTTGTTGGATCTGGTGTTACTTTTGAAATTATTGCAAATTCAAGTTCTAGTCTTGACTCTTATTTTGTTACTTCTGAAATAAAAGATCAAACAACAAACGAAAGAAGCGTTGTTGAACTTTATGTAACTCATGATGATACAAATTCCTATGTAACTCAATACTTTGCTGATAGTGGAATATCAAGTGCTTTCTCATCAAACTTCATTGGCACATTTACTTCAAGTTTAGAGTCTGGTGTCATTTCATTAAATTATGAAAACACTTCATCAAATCAAGTAGATGTGAGATCCAGAATAGTTGGGTTTGGAACTACTGCTACTGGTATATCAACTTATCATTTTACTGCAAATAATCAAACTGCTGGAACAGAAAGAAGTTTAAAATATGAATCCAAGTTCTTTAATATAACAAATTCCAATTCAAATACATCATATGGTCATGGTGTAGGAATTGATACTTCTATAATCACTGGTGTTAAGAGTATGATTAGAGTGTCACTGGGTGGTACTAGTGCTGTTCACCAAACATTACTCATGTTTGATGGCAGTGATACTCATTTATTACAATATCCATTTGTTTCAATAGGAACAACATCTGGAATCGGAACCTTTACTACATCATCTTCGGGTGGAAAAACATTCTTGAAATTTAATCCTGAATCTGCATTTAACGGTTCAAGTATAGAAGTACGACAATATGATGAAATAATTTACACTGAATCAGATTCATTTAATATCCCATCAGATTTACTGTATGGTCAAATTTCAGAATCCATAACTTTAGTTGGATATAATGCTATTAATGGTAATAGAATTAATAGAACATCTTTTGATCTAAAATATCTCGGAACTTCTATTTTTGAAAAAACCTTTGATCCTTCAGATACTTCAATATTAAATCCAGCAACAGGAACATTTACAATACCAAATCATTTCTTCAGAACTGGTGAAAAATTAATTTATACTCCTAAATCAACCTTAACTGGTATAGGTAGTACTGCTATGCAGCATGTTTCTGGTACAGATTTACCTGAAGACGTATTTGCTATTAGAACTAATAAAGATCAATTTAGATTAGCAACATCAGCAGCAAATGCAAATGCTGGTACAGGTGTTACATTCTTAAGTCTTGGTAGTGGAAATGTTCATGAATTAGAAATGGACTTAAAGAATGAAAAAGCACTAATGTCAATTGATGGTATTATACAGTCACCAATCGCATTTACACCAGTAAGCACAACATTAACAAGTAATGGTGCTCATATTTCTACAAGCAGAACTATATTTGAAGTAGCAGGTATAGCAACAATTACTTCAAATGACATTGTTAAAGTAGATGATGAATACATGAAGGTTGTATCTGTTGGTATCGGAACAACTGCATTAGGTCCTATAAGTGGATCTGGATCTGCCAACTTATTAGAAGTTGAAAGAGGATTTGTTGGATCATCAGCAACAGCTCACGCTGATACTGCTGTTGTTAGAAGGTATGTGGGATCTTATAATATTGTTAACGGTCAAGTACATTTTGTAGAATCTCCATTAGGATCGAGCACAACACAATTAAATCAATTAAATTTACCATTTGCAAGATCTACATTTAACGGAAGAGTATATTTAAGAGATGATTATACAACAAACGCAATTTTTGACGATATATCAACAGAATTCACTGGAATAGGACAAACTTTTGCAATTACAAAAGAGGGAGTTGGTATAGGTTCAACATCACTATTGATAGGAAGTTCTCTTTTAGTTGTAAATGGTATGTTCCAAAAACCAACTACAGTTAATAACACAGGTAATAATTATTCTTTTGCTGCAGTTGGAACTACAGAATCAAATATTATATTTACAGGTATAACATCTGATGATAATTCTACAATTATAGATCAAATAGATGTCAATCAAAACCAATTACCTAGAGGTGGTAAAATTGTATCACTTGGATTTACAGGTGGATTAGGTGTTGCACCATTAGTAGGATCAGTTGTTCATCCTGTCATAGGTGCTGCTAAATCAATATCTGAAATAGTTGGTATTCCAACTTCTGATGTTGATATATCTTTAGGAATTGCTACAGCATCCTATAACAATAGAACTGGATTATTAGAAGTTACTACAGTTAAATCTCATAAGTTTAGAACTACAAATGAGCAGGTTAGATTAGTTGGTCTTGAATTTACTTGTAGTGGAAGTTTCAGTGTTTCCGATGCAGATTATGATCCTTATACTGGTGTATTAAATCTAACCATAGGTCAACATAATTTACAAGTTGGTACAAATGTTGGAATTGCTACATCATCTTTAGTATTCCAATGTAGTAAAGACAATTATGGTAGTGAACATAGTTATCCTCGTCATGGAATTGACCCAATTGCTGGAATTGGTACACCTATTATTGCTGCAACAAGTCAAACTATCACTATTAATGTTGGAATAGGAACTACCGCTGGTGACAGATATCTTCACAAGTATGTAAGTGGTGGAACAGTGACATTTGGTACTGATCACATTGGTGTAACTACTACAATATTCCCAGATTCTACTAATGATCGCCCATTCTCAATCACTGGAATAACATCTGAAAAAACATTTACTGCTGATGTTGGAATATGTACAATTCCACATACTTACGTTGGACAGGGAACTGCTTCTCCGTATTATTCAGATTTAACATTCGGTTCAGGATATCGTGGATCAGTTGCAATTGGAATTACTGATGAAGTTTACAATCATAAGTTTGTTAGAGCAGGTATTAATTCAATTACTGCAAATACTGGTGCAACATTTACTCCTACAAATGCAATCTATGAATCTCATACTGGTCAATTATTATTAACTATTGCAAATCATGGTTTAGTTGCTGGTACAAATACAATTGGTATTTCAACAGAATCATTAGTCTTTAGTTGCTCAAGAGACAATTATAAAACTGATCATGGTTATCCACGTACAACTGATCCTGCACATAATGCCAATTTAGCAATTGGTGCTACTTCAATTAATACTCTTACTGTAAATGTCGGACCTGGTGGTGGATCTGGAACAGGTGCAAATATAACTGCTACAGTTGGTCTTGGTGGAACTCTTGCATATGCAATAGGTGCTGGTGGTACTGGTTATATTAATCCAATTGTATTAGTACCACAACCAGCATATGAGAATCTATCTGTGACTGGTATTTCTAGATTGGGTGTTGGAGCAACAACAGATACTGGTGTTGGGCAATTAGTTAATATTGAAGTTGGTCCATCTGGTATTGTAACTGGTATAGGATCTACTTTATCAACAGCAATATCATTTAATGTTATGAGAGAAGGACACTCATTTAAAATTGGAGATAAATTCAAACCTGTAGGATTAGTAACAGCAAGAGGTGTTACAACCATGACTGATGTTGAATTTACTGTTTTAGATACATTCTCTGATAGGTTTACATCATGGAACTTTGGACAATTCGATTACATTGACAATACAAGCGATCTTCAAAATGGTGTTAGAACAAGATTCCCCTTAAGATATAACGGTGAATTATTATCATTTGAAATAGATCCTACAGATGCAGACTCTCAACTTATAGATTTGGATAGTTTATTATTAATATTCATTGATGGTGTAATTCAAAATCCTAAAGAAGCATACACATTTGAAGGTGGAACTACATTTACATTTACAAATGCTCCAACTCCTGAAGATAATATTGATATATTCTTCTTTAGAGGAACAACTGGTGAAGATAGTACTGCTGTTTCAGTTAAAGAGACGATTAAAAAAGGTGATGTATTACAAGTATCTAATTTAGGTATAACAACTGCACAAACATCTAGAACTGTTGCTGGTATCACTACTTCTGATACTTTACAAACAAATGTTTATGTTGGATTGGGTATAGATGAAAATAATTACAAACCTCTTAATTGGACAAAACAAAAGACTGATAAGATCATAAATGGCGAAATTGTCTATAAATCTAGAAATTCTATTGAAACATTAGTATATCCATCAGCGAAAATTATAAAAGATGTATCAACAACTGATAATGCAATCTATGTGGATAATGCTCAATTCTTTAATTATGAGGAAAACGAATCATCTATTAATATACTTGATCAAGTATCTGGATTAATTCTTCCATCTGTAGATCCAGTTGGTGCTGGTATAACTGCGGTAATTGCTGCCAATGGTACAATTTCATCGCTTGTAATTAACAATGGTGGTAGTGGATATGTTGGATCATCTGCTACAATATCCATTGCATCTCCCGTAGGAGTAGGAACAACTGGTACTGCAACAGTTACTGTAAGTAATGGTGCTATAAATGGATTTACAATTACTAACGCTGGAGGTGGATATTCAGTATCAAATCCACCAGCAGTGATTGCATCTTTCCCTAAATTCTCAAATGAAGTTGTTGCTTCAATTGAAACTATTGAAGGATTTTCTGGTATCGTAACTGGTATTACTACAACCACTGTAGGAGTATCAACACTAGGATTGAAGTTCTTCTTGAATAAACCAGCATCTAACTGGGGAAATCTTTCTGCAGGTGATCCGATATATATCTATGACACTACAATCGGTGCAGGTGTAACATCACTTGCCACTAGTGGTATTGATGGTAATGTTGTTGGAATAGGAATTTCCTTCTTCGATAATATATACCATATACAATCTATAACCTCATCAGGAACTAATGCTGAAATAATTACAAACATTCATTCAAATGCTGGATCGAGTGTAAGTGGTATTTCATCTCTTGGTTCAGTTGAAATGGGTAAATTCTCATGGGGTAAATTATCTACCGTGACTAGATCATCAACACCTATATCAATAGGTGTAACTGGACTTACTGTTGGACTAGCAACAGCGTCTGGAATATCCACATTCCCAACCATCCAAAGACGTAATTATGGCATCAATAATGGCGGTGCGTTAAAAGCGGATCTTGGGTAGTATAAATATAGAAAAAAGCTGACAATAATGGCTGCAATTGTAACAGATCAATTTAGAATATTAAACGCAAGTAACTTTGTAGAGTCCGTTGAGAACTCTTCAAATTCATATTATGTCTTTGCTAGTCTTCCTAATCCTGCTCCAGCAACAGTCGGATTTGGAAGAACTGGTTCAGATGTAGCAAATTATAATTCTAATGTCCCATCTCCAGTAGATAGTATTAATAATACTAATCATGTTTCCGATACAATGTTATTCGGTAGAAGAATTGGTGATGCCAATGTAAGAAGATTGGTTAAAAAACGTACTTGGACATCAGGTACCACTTATGAAATGTATCGTCATGATTATTCAATTAATACACAATCTCCTCTAACACAAGAGTCTAGACTTTATGATACAAACTACTATGTAATGAATAAAGACTTTAATGTCTATATTTGTGTTGATAATGGATCATCAGGAATTAATACAAATGGTAATGCATCTAAAGACGAACCATTATTTACTGATGTAGAACCAAGTAAGGCAGGTGAAAGTGGTGATGGATATATTTGGAAGTACTTATTTTCTGTAGCACCAAACGACATTATTAAGTTTGATTCTACAGACTTTATAGCAGTTCCTAATAATTGGTCATCTTCAACTAATGCACAAATAACTGCAGTTAGAGATAATGGAAATTCTTTAGTAAATAATAACCAAATTAAAAAAGTTTATATTGAAAATCAAGGATCTGGATATTCACCAAACATCAGTGGTTTGGAAGTTAATATATTAGGAGATGGTAGTGGTGGAAAAGTTGTTGTAGATACAAACAATCTTGGTAAAATTACAAGTGCTACTGTATCTGCTGGTGGTAAAGGATATAGTTTTGGTATGGTTGACTTGGGAACCATAAATTCTGGTGTTTCAACTGTTAATGCTGCTAAATTAGTTCCAATCATTCCACCATCAAATGGACATGGTTATGATCTTTATAAGGAACTTGGTGCAGATAAAGTTTTAGTATATGCTCGTTTTGACGATTCTACAAAAGATTTTCCAATTGATACAAAATTTGCTCAAATTGGAATAATTAAAAATCCAAATCAAGCAGGATCATCAACAACTACATTTACAGATGCTAAATTTTCATCTTTATCTGGCATTAAATTTAGTAGTGTAAGTGGAACATTACCTACTGCTGGAACTGTAATTAGACAAAGACAGGTAAGTAGTGGTGGAGATACTGCTAAAGGTTATGTTGCATCGTATGATTCTGAAACTATGGTTTTAAAGTATTTTCAAGATAGATCATTATTCTTTAATCAAGATACTGACGACCAATCTGATTATGTTGGAGTATCTACAAGTGCAAAAATTGAACCGTTTTTATCTTCAGTCGATGCTGTAGAAACTTCTGAAGGTTTTTCTGGTACAATTGATACTACATTTACTGATAGTAAAGTTAATCCAACTGGTAATAAGGTTATCAGTCTAGATACAGAGTTTACATCAGGTCTCTCAATTCCAGAGATAAATAAAGGAACAGGTGATATAATTTATCTGGATAATCGACCACTTATCTCCCGAAACTCAAGGCAGAAGGAAGACATCAAAGTTATATTGGAATTTTAAGAAATGCCACAAAAAACTAATTTAAACATAAGTCCATATTACGATGACTTTGATAAGACTGATAATTTTTATAAAGTCTTATTTAAGCCAGGATTTCCAGTACAAGCAAGAGAATTAACATCATTACAATCAATATTACAGAATCAAGTTGAATCATTTGGTTCTCATATGTTCAAAGAGGGATCAATGGTGATTCCTGGTGGTATTGCATATGATTCAGAGTATTATTCAATTAAACTTAATTCAGAACATTTAGGTGTTCCTATCTCATTATATGTTGATAAATTAGTTGGATTAAGATTAACAGGTCAAAATTCAGGTGTAAGTATCGTAATTGACAAATATTTGTTACCATCAGATTCTACAGAAGTATCAGATATTACATTCTTTATCAAATATGTAAGTTCAGGTGCTAATAATGATGGTTCTTCTCTAGAAGATGGTGAAAGATTATTAACTGAAACTACATTTGCTTATGGTAATACGGTGTTTAACGTGGGTGATAGTGTAGTAACTCTTATATCTGATAATGCTTCTTCAGTTGGTTCAGCAGCAGCAATATCAAACGGTGTTTACTTTATAAGGGGAACTTTTGTTGATGTATCTGCAGATAAAATAGTTTTAGATCCATATACAAATACACCATCATATAGAGTTGGTTTAAGTATTCAAGAAGAATTAGTAACTGCTAAAGATGATGATGGTTTATATGATAATGCCAGAGGATTTACTAACTTTGCAGCACCAGGTTCTGATAGATTAAAAATAGCTCTCATTTTAACAAAGAAATCTATTAACGATACAAGTGATAAAACATTCGTAGAATTATTAAGATTAGATCAAGGAGAAGTTAAAGTATTAAATAATAAACCTCAATATAATTTAATTCGTGATTACTTTGCAAAAAGAACTTTTGAAGAGTCTGGAGATTATACTGTAGAAGGTTTTGGAGTTCAAGTTGCTAATTCATTAAATGATGGTTTATCAAATGAGGGTGTATTTAAATCTGACCAAAAAACAGATCAAGGTATAGAACCAACTGAAGATTTAATGGCAGTTAAGGTATCTCCAGGTAAGGCATATGTTAGAGGATTTGATATTGATAAAGCAGGAACAACAATATTAGACGTAGAAAAACCAAGAGATAAGGGAAAAGTAGATTCTGCTTTAGTTCCTTTGGCATTAGGAAATAAAATAAAGGTTAATAATGTACAGGGAACACCATTTATAGGTATTAACAATAATCATACCATTAGTTTATCTAATTCAAGATTGGGATCTGGTACTATTACAGGTGCTCCTGGTACTGTAATTGGAGAGGCAAGAGTATATTCATTTAGTTTAAGTGATGCTGCCTATAGTAATGATGCTACTTCATGGGATCTATACTTATTCGATGTACAGACATATACTCAAATAACAACTAATTTAGCACTTTCTAATACTGAATTACCTGCAACTTCATATGTTGAAGGTATTAGTAGTGGTGCTTTTGGATATGCTGTAAGTCAGGGTGGTGGAAATACATCTCATATGTTAGTCCAAACTTCTGGAACATTTATAAAAGGTGAACCAATTAGAATTAACGGATCTATTGAAATTCCTAGATCCATTGAAGAAGTAAAAGTATTTGGAACTCAAGATATCAAATCAGTGTATCAAAATGCTGGTGGTTCTGGAGGAATCATTGATACATCAACAGTTGACTTTGCTGCTGATACAGTCTTAAGTCGTGTAATACCAAAAGGATTTACCGTTGCAGATCAATTAGTAATTAACTCTGCTGGTATTACAAGTTGTGCTGGAAAGAATTTCTTGGGTATTAAGAGTGATACTATTATTCGCTATCAACGACCTAATTTTGGCGAGATATTTAACAGAGTTCGCCATGTATCTGCAGATGGATTAACAATGGATCTTGATGCAGTTGAAAATGTAACAGGAGTTTGTACTGGTGCAATACCTGCTACTGGACAAGAGACTGTAACTTTCTCAATTGGTAGACCATCTATAACAAATGACGAAGATTCTGGTTTATTTGCTCCATTATCTAATGAAAATATATCTGACATTAATCTATCACAATCAACTCTAGTTGTATCAAAACAACTTACAGGAAAATCTACTGGTGCTGCTGGTACATTTTCATTGTACGTAAGTGATCTTACTGGAATTTCAAGTGCTTTTTATGAGAATTTTGATGAGGATAGATATTCAATTCATTATTCAGATGGTGCAATAGAAGATCTTACATCTGACCAATTCACATTAAGTGCTGATGGAACAACTGTAAATTTAACAGGATTAAGAACTGGTCAAAATAATGTAGTTATAAACAGCACTGTAAGAAAAAAAGATATTGTAAGTAAACAGAAAAACTTTGTAAGAAGTGATAAAATTACAATAGACAAAACAGTTTCTGCTGCTTCTACAGAGGCAGGTGGATTAACTGTGAATAGTTACTACGGTTTAAGAGTTGAAGATAAAGAAATATCATTAAACGTTCCAGATGTTATTAATATTGTCGGTGTTTTTGAATCTGTAGATACCTCTGCACCTTCTTTTGATAAATTAACATTCATATCTGGATTAAGTTTAGATACAACATCGATTCTTGGAGAAAAAATTATTGGGTCTGTAAGTGGAGCAATCGCACAAATTACAAATAGAACTTCAGCAACTCAAGTTGAAATTGTATATCTAACTCAAACTAAATTTAATATTGGTGAAACAGTTACTTTTGAAGAGTCAAACATTACTACAAATTTACAGAATATAACTTATGGTGTCTATCAAGATATTTCAGATAGATTTACTTTAGATAAAGGTCATAAAGAACAATATCTAGATTATTCTAGAATTGTAAGAAGTGCTGGATTCCCTAAACCAACAAGAAAAGTTACTGTAGTTTTCAACCGTTATGATGTTCCATCAACTGATAATGGTGATATATTTACTGTTTCCTCTTATGATCTTGATAGATTTACAAAAGATATTCCAATATTAGAAAATAATATCAGAGCATCCGATACACTTGATTTTAGACCAAGAGTATCTTCTTTAGCATCTGGAATAACAACAGCATCTCCATTTGCATTTTCAATGAGAGCATTTGGTGTTTCTGGAAATAATCCAACATTAGTTGTATCTCCAGAAGAAAGTTCTATATTAGGATATAGTTTCTATCTACCACGAATTGATAAAGTTGTTTTAGATAGTTTAGAAAATTTATCTGTTATTAAAGGAGTATCTTCTCTTGATCCAAAAGAACCTTTAAATGTTGAAGCTGCAATGACAATTGCAACTATAGAATTACCTGCATACTTATATGATCCTGATGATGCTAAAGTCATTATGATTGATAATAAGAGATTTACTATGAGAGATATTGGTAAATTAGAAGATAGAATTGAAAATTTAGAAACAATTACTTCTTTAAGTTTACTAGAATTAGATACAAAAACACTACAAATACAGGATGCTGATGGATTATCAAGATTTAAAACAGGTTTCTTTGTAGATGATTTTAAAGATAATAATTTACTTGATATAACAAATCCAGATTGTAAGTGTGATGTTAATTCTGAAACAAAAGAATTGGAAACACCTCTTGATTTCTATTCAATTAAACCAGAAATTGCCCTTCTTCCAACATTAAATTCGGATGAAGTTGATCTATCTGCAGATTTAGAATTACTTGATTCAAATCTTAAGAAAACTGGTGATATTGTCACATTAGATTATAGCGAAACAACACTTCTTGATCAACCATTAGCGTCTAGAACAGAAAACGTAAACCCATTTAACATCGTTAAGTTTGATGGAATAGTCACATTAAATCCAGCAGCAGATAACTGGACTCGTAATGTATTCATTCAAGGTGGTGAGAGAACGGTCACAGGAGATACAGAAGGAACATTTATTACTGAAGTTAAAAGTGGTAGCAGACCTGATGACCATATACGCTCAAGAAACGTAAAGTTTGAAGCAAATGCACTTAAACCATTCACAAGATACTATCCATTCTTTGATGGCACCAGTGGAATTGATATTATTCCAAAACTAGTAGAAATTACAATGGTATCTGGTTCTTTCCAGTCTGGTGAAACTGTAACTTCAAATGATAATGATATTATTTGTAGAATTTGTCAACCAAATCATAAAACAGGAGATATAAATTCACCATCCACTACATTTGCAAACAATCCATATAATACATCTATCACACTTCCAACAGGATATTCAGCATCTGCTACAGTTCTTAACGTTGATATAGCATCATTAGCAGAAGAAGCACAGGGTAGATTCTTTGGAAGAATTGAAAATGGAATGACATTACTAGGTCAAACCAGTGGTGCAATTGCTACTGTATCTAATATTAGACTTATAAGTGATACTTTTGGAGATACAATTGGATCTTTCTTCTTTAGAGATCCTCTTGCAGTTCCAGAACCACCATTGAGATTTAGAAATGGTACAAGAACATTCAAATTAACATCAAGTTCAACAAATGCAATAGCATTAGCAGGAACACCATCTATAAGCAGTGCTGAAACATCGTATAGAACTAGTGGTATTGTAGATGAATTTGTTCAAACAACGGTTACTATCAGAACTCCACCACCACCTCCTGTTCCTGTTGTAATTAACGTAACAAATATTACGCAAGAAATTACAAATGTTACAAATATCACAGAGGTACGAGTAGTACGAAATAGAGATCCATTAGCACAGACATTTACTGTGGATGAAACAGGTGCTTTCTTATCCTCCGTAGATCTATTCTTTGCAGAAAAAGATAACAATGAAAAATTACATGTTCAAGTTAGAACAACTGAATTAGGTACACCAACTAATAAAATAGTTGTTGATTATGCTCATGTTTCTCTTGAACCATCACAAATCAATGTGTCAACTGATGCGTCAGCTGCAACAACAGTTACTTTCTCATCACCAATATACCTACAAGCAAATGAAACATATGCAATAGTTCTTCTTGCTCCAACTACAAATAATTATTTACATTGGATTGCAAGAATGGGTGAAGCAACAGTTGATACTCAAAGTTTACCTAATACTGAAAGTGTAATTATAACAAATCAGTATCTTGGTGGTAGTTTGTTTAGATCACAAAATGGATCAATCTGGACAGCAAACCAGTTTGAAGATATGAAACTTAAATTAAACAAATGTAGTTTTACATCTACTTTAGGAACTTTATATCTTTATAATCCAAAACTTGGAAATAGAAATGCTCAAACAGCAAGATTATTACCAAATTCAATTACAACATTACCTCGAAAGTTAAAAGTTAAAATTGATGCAACAAATAATGCAAATTTAACAATTGGAAGAAAGGTTAGTGAAGGTTCAACAACAGGACCAACTGGAATTATTGAACAGAAAGGTGCTTCTTTAACATCTACAGCGATCACTAACGCTGGTATTGGATATTCCAATGGTTCTTTTGCTGCAGTTCCACTATATAACATCACTGGAAATGGTACAGGTGCTCAAGCAACTATAACCATAACAAATAATATTGTTGCCAGTGTATCAGTTTCTGCTAATGGATCAGGATATGTCAAAGGTGATATTTTAGGAATTACTACATCAAATGTAAGCAAAGGAAAAAGTGCACAACTTTCAGTATCTGCTATTAATGCAAATACAGATACACTTTATCTTACAAATGTTCAAGGTCAAGAATTTACTAATGATGAAGATGTATTTTATTTTGCAGATAATAATACAAGAACACCAGTTCAAGCAGGTGTTATCAAAGTTGATGGTGCTTCAAGTGTTATTAGTCCTTTATATGAAGGAAACGTATTTGAAGTTCAACAGTATAGTCATGGAATGAAAGCAGATAATAACAAAGTTCAAATATCTGATATTCATCCTGATACTGTTCCTACACCATTGATTGATAATTCAACAATTACATCAAATACGATTAATGTTGGAGCAGCAAATACTTCATACTTTAATACTTATGAAGGAATTACAACCTCATTTGGTTATGTAAAAGTAGGACAAGAAATAATGTTCTACAATAGTATCAGTGCAAATGGAACACTTGGTATTGGTACCAGAGGAATTGATAATACTGTTGCTCAACCACATGATGTAGATGCTTTAGTTTACAAGTATGAATTAAATGGTATTTCATTGATAGGAATTAATACTACACATGATATGCCAACAGATTCTACGTTAAGTGCTTCTAAAGATATTGATAAGTTCTATCTTTCTGCTGGTAGATCAGTTAGAAATACTGGCGATAATCAAGTTAGTTTCACAAATGAAAAGACAGCAGGTGGATCAAATACATTTGCATCTAAAAACTTCCAATATAATGCAATACTACCTAGATTTAATGTTCTTACACCTGGTGAAACTACTGGATTATCAGCACAATTAAGATCCGTATCTGGAACAAGTGCTGGTGGTTCTGAAGTATCATTTATTGATCAGGGATATGAAAATGTAGAAATAAATCAACTTAATCGTTTATCATCTACTCGAATTATTTGTTCTGAAGTAAATGAGTTATCAAAATTAACTAATTTACCTAAAAATAGATCAACCACTTTAGCAGTTCAGTTGACATCTCAAGATTCAAATCTTTCACCTATGGTAGATTTACAGAATGGAACATTAATTTTACAAAGAAATAAATTAAACAAACCAATTTCTGACTATACAAACGATTCAAGATCTAATGAATTATCTGGTGATCCACATGCTGCTATT